TGCTCGCCAAGAAGCTGGAGGACACATTCAAGGAGTACAACTCCGAGATGAACGACAAGACCAAGAAGGCGTTCGTAGCCTACGTGAACGACCTGACATCCGATGACTTCGACGGCAAGACGCTGACGGAGCACATGCGCGACTACGTGATTCACACGGTTCGTCCGAGCGAGGAGAAGGACGTACAAACTCTTGAGCACAGCGAGCTCGTAAAGCTCAATAATCTGGTGGATGCGTATAGCGCAGGTGTCTACTGGGACCCCAGCGGTAACCGCTTCGTCTCTGGACCCGACGCGACCGACGACGATGAAGTAGATGAGATTGAGATGAACATGATCAAGTACTCAGTGTGTGAGGCGAACGGACGCGTGTATGACATGACGGATGACGGCGACGTCTTCGTCGGATTCAAGGGCATTGGTAAGTTCAAGAGCATGTAAGTAGGCTGTAAAAACAAAAAAAAATAAAAATAAAAAAAGAGAGGATTTTTCCTTTAAAAGAATGGCTTTATGAAATCTTGCGCGCTGAGTGCACGCATTATAACGATGATTGCCAAAATCAGCCAAAATGAACCATACGGAAACAGAATGGCAACGATTAGCCACACGAATGGATTACCGACATAACTTCCCAGCCCAAACGCAAGACCTACTGAGAATACAGAAATAAATAACACAACCGCTCCAGCCATGTTGGACCAGAAGGATGAGTATACTCCTGCGGTAAACTGTGCGTAACTCTGAGGTACTTTTTGGGGAACTGCAGCAGCGAATGTAAATCCATCCTTTACCGTCTCAGTGTGTTCATCACCATTCATATTGTACTTCACAACCAGTTCCTTTGGATTACCTGCTGAGGGGTCTTTTACACCTAATCCCGTCGGTCCGACTACAACCGATATACTTTGCTTGTCCGACGATACGATCCTCTTGACGTTATCAGTGACGTCCACCTTGTCTTTGTCAACTCCAAGTGCTCCATATTTTGCATCGAGGATATCGAGCATTCTCCTTATTATGATGAGAATACGACATTTCCAAGACCACCCATGATACGCAAGAAGTTATAGGACTGTACATATGTTCGAACAGTATATGTGTACAGGTACTTGGGTTCATTTGGCACACGTGTTGTAACGATGGTGACAACGTCTTCTGGTCCATAAATGAGCTTTCCATTGGAATCGCGAATGTTAGGGTTTAGGATGACAACTGGATTTTTTGAACCGGCAGTAGACTTGAGTACACATTGTGTAACTATATCACTACCATCCGCAAGATTTGGGTTCAGAGGAGGAGATACATACGTATTTCGCATGATTGTTTTGTTGAACATAGAACCGTTTAATGACCCGCTTGGTTGAGTGGGATCGTTATCAAGAGCGAATGAATACTCGTATACACCAGGAATGGGATTGCCAGTTTGATGACGATACAGTTCCATTCCAGTAAAGAAGAGTGTCTGTTTCGGAGAAAAACGTTCCTGTCCGTCAAGAACCAGAGTTGACTCAATAAGAATATCACGTTGAGAAATATTTGCGTCTTGAGAAGTTCCAGAGGTATACCATCCTAAACTACTACTTGCTATAGGCGACTTATAAGGATCTTCCCAGTTAGTGTAGTTATCATAATCGTTCTGCAGGAATCTGTCGGTACGCTGAGCAACCCACACAACCCGCGAAACCAAGTTTTTCATTGTTAGCTCTGTATCGTTTGATGGTCCGTATTGACCATCTGCCTGTACCATTTCTATTTGAGATATCATGAATGAATGCTCATTCCTTGCTACGTACGCCAGTTCATCATCTGCAAGAAAAATATAGTTTCCTTCGATGAATGGATTAAGATTCCAAGAAGTCAATCCAGGAACTAAGTTGACTAGAGGATTCGAATACAAAGGAGGAGACAAATAATGAGATAACGCAAATGCAGTATTGGATGTATCGGGCGCAATGCGTTTTCCAAAGTGTGTATTAGCGACATATGTTGAAGGCGATTTTGACTGGCGGACATCACGGACTGTAAATAGATCATAAGCATTTTGAAGTTCCACTACGATCTCAACTTCAGACTGCTGTAGGGCGACGAGAGGCAACGCTTGGCCGACGGTCTCACAGAACCAGAAATGCAAAGGAATCATAAGTGTTCGACCGTAAATAGACGGCTCTGCTGGGGTACCTGATGAGCTCATCGAATGAGGATACTGATTAAATCGACCATTAGCATTTGCTGGATCATACATGTCCGGTGTATTTCCAACCATGCGGTCAAGAATCGCTTTTTTGTTAGCGTCGAAAGTCAAACTAGCATACAGTTTCATCCATTCACCTGTATGACGGACAATCTCCTGTCCGTTAATAAGAAGTGAAACATATCGAATCATATTGTACCCGAGATTACGAACCCACTGAAACTCATACCCGATAGCATTTGAAGTAGAGTTAACTGTTTCCTCAGAGTTCGGAATAGGGTTATTTGGGAAGGCCAGTGGAACCACCGGTGAATAAATATTTGGAACATCGATGCTCAAATAACAATCATTGATTAACTGAGCGTACCGTTCTACCTTCGTACGTAAGCGTAGTGTTCCAGATGTAGGAAACGATAACAAGCTGGTCTTAAAGTACAAACGAAAATGTTCCATAGCAAAATCAGTGTGTCGTTTATAGACTGAACGAAAGTGCGTAAATGATGGATTGCCAGTGACCAACTGGTCTTGGGCGCCTCGTGCTACTAACTGTAATAAAGCTCCTGGCATTGTTCTATTGTGCTACAATCTATTTAACTGGTTGACGGATAATACCGATTTAGCCAATCAAGTTCCTTGCGATCATCGTTTTCAGCATAGAATCCTCCGGATCCGTCGTATACCTTCAGAAGTGTATTGAAATATTCTTCGTACATAAGCGCAACTCTCTCCAATGAGAAGTTCTTCATCGCCCATTCACGGCACGCTTCTCGAGAAATCTTATCAATATTCTTTCCTGCCCACACAAAGTGTTCAATAGTTCGACAGCGATATCCGGTTATTCCGTGCAGATTATTCTCAGCAAACCCGCCCCAATCGCTTGTAATAGTTGGAGTCCCACAAAAGAGCGCTTCGATAGATACACCTCCAAATGGCTCATTGAAATGAGTTGGAGCTAACAAGGCTTTTGCGTTTCTCATGATCTCAGATCTTTCACGAGGCTCTACGTAGCCAATAACAGTCACATGATCTGGAATAGGATTACGAATAGATTTCAAATCACCCTGTCCGGCTATGAGTAGTCGCACGCCAAGTCTTTTAGTTACATCGATGGCAATACCAACTCCCTTTGAATCAATAATGCGCCCGACGAACAGGAAGTAGTCTTTCGGCGTCGGGTTAAACTCGAAATCAAGGGGATCAAAGTAGTTAGGAATGACTGCATCGTACCAATGGGGACTGCGTTCGTACTTACCATAAACAACATTCATAACAGCATATGACTCAAATATCGACTGCTTCGTAAACGGCTTATTTGTACATCCAATACCGGGTTCGATAGCAATCAACTCCGGATGAGCATTTGCGACAGCTTCGTGAGCAAATCCCCAAAAACACAACAAGAAATCATGTGTCTGTTTCCTCTTTCCAACTTCTACGATTGCTCTCTTGTTAAATATTTGATGGGCGTGATCAGAAGTGTTGTGCTTGAAAAACTCCTTTCGCCAATCGTATGAACCGTAAGCTATCTGTAAGTCTTCATCGAAAGTCACAGGAATATGTTCGGTACATTCTACCTCTGAATCTTTATGACCATAGTGGTAGACAGTATGTCCGCGTTCCGTCATCATCTTACACATCTTCAGAACCTTTTGAGTGAAAGCACATGCCGAGTAGTCCTTTCGGGTAACAGTATGAGGCAACGAAAGTATATGAAATCTCATATTACTTTCATTCAGTCTACTCTATGTAAGCTTTGTACAAATTCACACGAAACGGAGATTCTGTTCCAGAAATAGGTCCCATGTCAACCGGACTCATCTGAAAATGATTCGTCTTCTGTTCGAATGATGAACCCGGTTCTAAGTTGAGCCCAACCATCTTTGATTCACGGCTCGGAGGAGCCGGCTTAGATTTTGCCATGACTATGAATACGATTGCAACTACACCAAGAACTAAAAATACTACTGGCCACATTTAAACTTAGCTTGGTAAAAAACGAATCGCATTTTCATAATCTGTAGAATACACAATCATGGAGGCTCGCGCACTTGAAACTTTGAGGATTATTCTTAAGAACCGTGGCGTCGAAGACACTCGTTACGAACCTGTCAGTGCCCCAATGGAGCAGAGCCATATGTACACATTCGGCGGTGCTCTGATTGTGTTCAGTGAGAAGGCACGTCTATCCGAAAATGAGTTCGACAACTTTGTGAAGTATGCGGAGAAGAATGGGCATTCAAATGGTATGGTTATTATAACAGATGCCAAACCGTCGCCTTCGGTACTCAATGCGATTCGCCGACACGTAGCGAACTTGGAGGTTCCTCTGGTTCAAGTGTTTGAACTTCGGCATCTGCAGTTTGACGTTTCAGCACATCGTAAGGTCCCGAAGCATCGCATTCTGATGCAAGAAGAGCTCGACGCTGTACTGAAGGAGTTTCATGCTGTCAGTTCCAGTCTGTTTCCAAAGATTGATTCACAGGATCCAATGGCTCGCTGGATTGGTGCTCGACCGGGAAGCGTCGTAGAAATCACTGGACTATGTGAAGCCTCGGGGGACAACCGGCGCTACAGGTTGTGCGTTGAAAATGCTACTGATACCTGAGTGAAAAACCAAAATGATCAACAGAATACTAACAAGAGCCAATAGCACAATATAGATTGTTTCAATCCCATGTAAAACATGTACTCGTTTTTCTACGTCAGCATATGCCATTTGCAGAGCGTGAATGCGATCGCGTCCCTGACGAATCTCTTCGTATTGTTTTTTGTATTTTTCAATGTCTTGGCGCAAGGCTGTCATCTTGTCTGCCGTGAGCTTACACCCCGAGCTACCCGACGGAGTCAACATTTCACTGACAAGCTGCGTTAACTCCTTATTTTTGTCAAGAGCGTTCTTGATCAAAACGCATTGACTCGAGCGGTCTTGTTCCGAATAGCTTTCTGCAGAGCATCCCCGTATGCCTGCTTGGCAGCGTTGTATTTTTCATCAAACGCTTTGAGTCTGGCCTCACGAGCCTGTTGGAAATCACTAGGATTCATTACATTTTGTTGAGATACAATAAATGCCAACTGTCATATCTTTAATCGATCGTAACGACTCAGGGGCCGTCAAGAAGGGACCTGCTACCGATGCGTCCATGATTACGCGTATGAAGCGTGAGCACGCGATTACGCTTGACTTGCTCGCTCAGCAGGCTAACAATGGCCGCAAGGGAACCGGTATCATCGTTGACGGACAGCATATTCGCGGATTCCAGGAGAATGGTGTTCGCACCGGCTTAATCAAGCACGGTGCTGGTATGGGCTTTTTCCGTGTGAACTAAATAAGGGATGGAGTTTGTCAAAGCAACAGATTCTATTAATACACTTCTGAAATCAGCCACTCCAGAAGGCGGAACGACTACGCAGTATGATAAGATTCCAGGCATGGATGCTCATAGAGACATCATTGTTTCTCATATCAAGTGTGCGTATGCGACCGATACTGGAGAAATGTTGAACGCAAAGGAGTTCGTCGATACATCCAAAACATACAAAAATATGCTAACCACGAGCGAAGGGGAACTCGATGATTCTCGTGGTAAAATACGTAAGTTAGAGAAGAATGTAAAGAGCGCTAGCGAAGAGGCAGACAAGACAGAACGCACAAATCGTATCTTGTTGACTTTATTGATAACAGTTGTGATTGCTGTGGCAGTATACATTCTTCTCGGTTCATGGGGACACGGTATTGCATTTCTCATTCTGATAGCAGGATTTATGTTCGCAACGTACACGCGCGGTGAGAAACTGTCTATAGACTTCTCACCCTTCAAACAATGGATATCCACGATGCCCGTACAGTTGGCGATTTTCAAAAGTTCACCTTCTCAGGCCACTTGAGAACACACGTCTACAAAGTTATTGAAGAAAATATCAAACTCGGCCACGCAGATTACACATGTTACTGGGTGCTGGAGTTATTATGTTCTGGGCTCGTTCATTCCCTGTGGCAAACATTGTTTGAATGCTCAGCAAAACACATCAATCGGGCTGCTCCAAATGTCTTTTTATATTTAGTTCAAAAATACGAAAGATTCGCAACCTACGAAGGACAGTATTCCGTTATGGCTATGACCGGTATTCGCAATAATCATGAGGTACGAAATATTGTGTGCGAAGCAGCTGCTACGGTTGCCTTCTGTCGCAAGAATAAGCTACCTCCTCTTCCAAAGATTAAACCAGAACATGATTTTCAACAACTGACTATTCAAGAGAACTTAAAGTCGCCTTCAGCGAACTACGGGCGTCATATAAGCTTACGAGAGGACCCTCTGGAGATATATATCCCTCTTAATGAACTCGTGTACTGTTTGCGACCCGAATCCCGTGATATAACTCGGGCACTATACTGGACTGCTTGGCTTTTGAAATACGCGAGTCAGTGTAAGAAACAGAACAAAGTTGAGTTGATATGTAATAGCCGTCCAAATCCGTTCGTAGACGATAAACATTCAAATAATGTAGTCTGGCTTCTGTGGGATGTTGTATTGGATGCCGCTAAGAACTCACCGCAGGCAGGATTACTTGAACCCTACACAGATGCCTTGTTCAAGCTTCATTGTTTACGCTGGAATCCATCCGTGCTAAAGAACCGATTATCCTTTTTACAGACAGCTATGTTGTTCGTTTGCGAAAGCACTACATTGGATATTCACTATAAAGTACCGCATGACATAACAACTATTCAAACCTTAGTTTCGAATACTCCACAGTGGATTCAAGCTATTTTGCAGACACAAAAGACTTTTGCTTAGGTAATAACAAATGTACTTGCCAAGTAAGTATTTTGGCACCCTGTCAAAGACTAAAAGAAAGACACGCAGACGGGAGATATCCCGTTTTGGTTCTATGTCATCAAAGGATCCGCGCGCCTATACTGGATTCAAAACAGATAAGAATATGAAAACTCGCAAATCTTCGTATTCTGCAAGATGGGAACGAAAGTTTCCAGGTGTCAAGTCACTAGAAGCTAGAGCTAAAGCAACTGGTGTTCCACTGAGTATCATAAAGCAAAGCTACAATCGTGGTATGGCTGCTTGGAGAACCGGACATCGACCTGGTGCGACGCAACAGCAGTGGGCGTATGCTCGAGTAAGTAGTTTATTATTAAAAGGAAAAACAGCAAAGACCGCAGATGATGATTTAGTTAAGAAGGCTAAAACTCGGTCTGCAAAGGCTCGCAAATGGTTCGAAAAACGGATTTAAAGTTAGGAGATTAGTTATCGTATACTCAAGATGAAGGTTCTGCTATTCGATACTGAAACCACTGGACTCCCGAGGCATAAGAGCATTCCTCCGGAATCACAGGCTAACAACTGGCCTCATATTGTGGACATTGCTTGGATGCTTTTGGATACCGAAACTAACGCAGTTCTTGAGCAGAAGTCGTACATTATCCGACCCAACAACTGGATCATCCCTGAAGAGTCAACTGCGATTCATGGCATCCGCCAAACATTCGCAGAATCTTATGGTGCTCCGCTGGAAGATGTTGTCAAAGATTTCTTTGCAATAAACTGTGATATGTACGTCGCACACAACATTGAGTTTGATGAGAATGTTATCATGAATGCAGTCTACTGGGATTTGGGTGGTGAGCTATATCGCTTCCATAAGCCAACCAAGTGCACGATGAAGATTGCGAGAGGGATGTGTAAGTTGCCTTATAAGAACGGAGGATTCGGATATAAGCCTCCGAAGCTGAGTGAACTATATGAACATGTGTTTCGTGAAAAGCCGGTTCAATCAAGACTTCACGGTGCTATGTATGACACACAGCTCTTAACGCGTATCGTCAAGAGCTACGAGCCTATTCGGCGTGAGTTAGGTTTAGTTGTACCACGCATTGAACCACTTAATGCGAGTCAAAGTATCAAAGGTAAAACACTCTACATTTAAGAATAATATTCAAATCACACGTATTTGGGCTAACGATGGATGGTGCTATATTCCCGAGCTACAGCTTAGACAGAAGTTTTTAGTTGTAGATACTCCTTCTGAGTTTGAGCTGATTTCGGAACCTTGGCAGGGCATTATACCGAAGCCGGAGCACTGGGAGCGGTTGGACTATTCTCAGAAGTCGAAGTTTCCACTGATTTGGGAGGAGATGGGACCTTGGGGTCGCGAGAAATACGAAGAGTCCATCCCAGGCACGAATAGGTCCGTCCATCTGCCACCTCGACGAGGGCCTTGTCTAGGCTAGTTTCAAGCTTCTTCAGCTCATCAATGACCTTCTTCTCATAATCAGCCATTGCGTATTATTCTGTGTATAGAAACCTTTCTAATCATTAAATGATTATTCTTGATGTATTTTATGTCGCGGTTGCGACCATCGCAGTTATCGCACTCCTTCAGTTAATCACGTTTGCCGTAGTTCGCATTATGTACCCTCCAGAGCCAAAGGTTATCTACCGCGACGTTCCAGTTCAGATTCAGGCTCCCGTAGTTGCCCCGCCAAGTTTGCCTTTTTCTATTGGGGCACCGCCGACTGCCATTCCTCCCCCGCAGATTCCTCCTCAGTTCGGTAAGCAGGAACAGCCCGCTTTCACAAAGGACACGCAGGATATACAACTCCCCGAATATGAAGCACGTATTGTCCCGTCTTCAAACTCTGTACGATTGGACTCCGGGCTTCCGGACGG